GATCCCTAAAGACGATTTTAACGAAGTGGCAGTGACATGGTATGGCACTACAGACGGTGCAACGACTAAAGATGGTGGCGATCGCACTGTGCATATCGTGTTCGGTGTTGATCATGTCAGCAACATATACATCGATTATGTGTGGCGAGAGCAAGAAGACAGTGATGTATGGGTAGAGGAACAATCGAGGCTTGCTAAGAAATACAACACTGTGAAGTGGATAGGCGAGGCAGGACCCATAGAAAAGGCTGTTGGGCCATTTCGTAACCGTATGATGAACGATACCGGCAACTACTATACGTATGAGACACTGCCAAGCATCGGCGATAAAGAGATGCGGGCGAGCTCTACACAGGCGAGATGGAACCAGGGCAAGGTATATATCAAGCGTGATCAGCCCTGGACAATGGACTTTATCCTTGAATTGAAACGCTTTCCTTTTACCACTGTTGATGACCAGGTAGATGCTTTTGGGCTCATCGGCAGGGCTTTGGATCAGTTGATAAACGCAAGACCACCTGCTGTGAAGGAAAAGCCACGTGCGTTGACATTTGATGACTATGAGAAGGCAAACAGGTATAACAAGCGTAAAAAGAAGCGTGTAAAGTATACGATGGGCGCAGGATATGCTAAGAGGTGATAATGCCATACCCAAAGACAAATAAAGAGCGTGGACCCTGGTGGTTGCGACGCATGGACTTCTCGCAGACCTGTATGGACCCGTGGTACAAGGCATCACGGCGCATACAGTTTTTGTATGAGAACAGGGCAACGAACCTGCGCGAGCAACTGCTTGACGATGTTGCCTTAGACGCCAGTGAGCGTTCCAAGCCCAATATCTGCTTTGGATGGATAGACCAGACGGTATCTAATAGCAATGCCAAAGACCCACGCTTTAGAGCCAAGCTTATAAAGGGTGGCAGTGGCAGGCAGGATTTAGATATTACGCAAGAGTCTCCACAGAACATCGAGAACCTTGCCAGTGACAAGTTGAATGATATGTGGCGTGACTCTGAACAGCGAGCCCAGGATAGGCGTGTTCAGCGTGACGCCTATTTTTTGTTCGGTGTCAAGAAGCTTGGCGTTGTTCCTGACCCGTTGGATGATGACGGATTGACGCGCGTAGAACCAGAGATAGAGGGCATAGAAGATCCAGAGGAAGAAAGCTTGTTGTTGTCTGGTGGCACGTTTATAGGTGCTACTGATGACCAGGACCATGAGAAATACATAGAAGTCCATGAAGAAACGCTTGCCAGCCTGCTGGATGAAGATGAAGACAATGAGGATGGGATAACGGCTTTAGAGCAGAACATATCTGATCGCAAAGTGTTGATGGGTGTGACTACACGTACTGATCACGTACGTGGCAAAGCATTTGGCACACGGTGGTTTATCGAAGACTTTCGTATGGACTGGAACAGCCAAGATGGGCTCAAAGATGCTGAGTGGATAGCCTTTAGAGTTACAAGGCCCTTAGATGCTGTTAAGGATGATACGAGCTTTAACAGCAACCGTCACAAGGTAACGGCAACACACGTGCCAGAGGGTGCCCCAAATCTTGATATTGGCGAGCCTGACGATTTTGGTATGGTGACGTATTGGGAGATATATGCGCGCAACTTCAAGGTGAGCGCAAATAGGCGTATCAACTTGATGGTTGTTGTTGCTGAACAAGACAGTGGTGGTATGGTGTTACGGCATACCCGTTGGCCCTTTGGTCTTAAAGAATATCCCTGCGAACTGCTGACATATAATGAAGGTATCGAGCGCAGTTGGTTTGGCAATCCTTACCTTCTCAATGCTGGTGTTGACAATACACAAGAGATCGTCAACGAGTTCATGGATAGTGTGTTGTCTACGGTCAGGAAACAAAAGAACGTTGTGTTCTATGATCCTGACGTGTTGGATGAGGTAAAAGCACTGGAAATGGTAGAAGGTGCTGGCGACCAGGCAATACCGGCAAAGGGCTTGTCACAAAGCGGTGCGCCACCTGCTGTGACGATAAGCTTTTTGAATGCCCTGGGTGACGGGTTAGCGGTTGGCGATCGGTTGCTGACGTTCTTTGATAGGGCTGCAGGCACACCACAACCTGCATTGGGTGATGAGGAAACAGCTACAGAGGCTGCTATTAATAACCGCAAGACTACGGCACGCGAAGACTTTAGAGACGAGCTTTTTGAAGAGTATCAGATCAAGTCTGCACGTAAGATGTGGATGCTACAGGCAGAGTTCGATCCAGAGCTTGAAGGGTTGGGCAACCTGTTACGGTTCGAGATAGACGTGAGTGGTTCTGCTGTTACTGTTGCTGTTGAGCGCAAGCAGTGGAGCGACTTGTTGAGCATCTTTGCAGGGCTTGTTGAGCCGAGTCTTGCACTTGGCATACCACCACCTGATCTGCCTGCCATTGCTGAACAGTTGCTTGTGCGAGGGTTTGACATCGACAACCCTGAGGACTTGTGGCCTGCGATCGCTATGGATGATCGGGCACAACTGCTGGCACAAAGCGCATTGGCACAGGGTGGGCCTACTGGTCAGGTTGCACAGCCTACGGGTATACCCGAGCAGAATGGCACACCGCAATCCGTTACGCCTGGTGGTGAGATAGACATATTGAGGCGAGAGGCGAGCGTACAATAATGCCAGGGTTCAAAGTAAAAGTGCCCAATACGAATAGACTTCTAGAGACGTTGGGCATCACCAGAGAGAATAGCCCCATGCTGCGAGGTGCTGCCGATGTGTTGCTACCTCAAGATCCTGTGGAAGCGAGTATGGACTTTGTAAGCCCACTTGCTGCTGTGGGTGGCAGAACGGCAGGCATGGGCAAGCGCATTGTAGAGGGCTTTGCGCCACAGGTTAGAGAGAACTTTGATAGGTTCTTTAAGGGCAGCAAGGTCGTTGATGAGGCAGGTGATCCACAGGTTGTGTTTCATGGGACAGCAGAAGACTTTGACATTTTCCAGCATGGTATTAAACGATCAACACGCGGAAGTGACAGTGGTAAGGAAATGTTTTCTTTAACACCAAAGCCTGACGCCGCCCATTTGTATGCCGGTGTAAATGGGCAAGGCGAAAACATAGTTCCTTCTTTTGTATCAATGAAAAAACCAAAAGTAATAGAGAACTTTGAGGATTTTGCAAGTGCAGACCCTCTGAGTCTTAAGCAGGAAGGCTTTGACGGCATCATAAGAAAAGACGATGAAGGGAACATTGTAGAGTTTGCTGTTTTTAATAGCAACCAAATCAAATCCGCAACCGGCAATCGTGGCACCTTCAGCAGTGACCCAAGCATCATAAAAGCCGTTGCCCCTGTTGCAGGCTTTAAAGTGTTCAAAGATAGGGAAGAATAGCGATGCCACTATACAACTACAAGTGCTCGATGTGTTCAACGACTGAAGTGTTCATGGTGAGAATAGCAGATCGTGACAGCTTGCAAGAGTGTCCTTACTGCGATCAAAAGGTGATGGTGCGACAGTTTGAGGGTACGCGGAACATCAAAGTATTTAAGCCGTATCATAACACGGCATTGGGTGTAGATGTAGAGACAAAGAGCGAGCAGGACTATATATACCGTGATATGGGTGTTATAGAGGCTGGCGATAAGGTGCGTGGTGCTAGGAACTTCGATGAGAAAGCCAACAACATATTGCCTGAGCGTCTGAATGGCTCCAAGTATGTGCCTCAAGAGGTGCAAAAACAGCGTCGTGCCAAGCAAAAGGCAGCACTACGCAAGGCAGCAGGCGTGCAGGTAGAGACAAAAGGTGAGTGGAAAGACGCATCATAGGCTAAAAAGGGAAGAGGTAACGATATGGCAGAAGAAACGACAGTAGAACAACCGCCATTGTTAGACGATGGCTCTGTAGACCTTACAGCAGGTATGCAGGCATTAGAACAGCAGTTCTTTGATGAAGAGTTAGAAAGAGCAATGGGTGATGCGTCCGAAGGGCAAGACGCACCACAGGGCGAGGAACAGACCGCAGACGATGCGGGTGACGTGCCAAAGGCAGACGAGTCAGCAGACAACGTGCCAGCAGAGGCAGACGCACCAGCAGACGTGCCAGATGGACCGCGACCAGGTATAGACAGTGCCCTATCATTTCTTGATGAACACAACCCCGACTTAGCAGGTATTGTACGGGCACAGATCAGAGACAACGATGTCCTTCGAGGAAGAAACAAAGAAATCGAGGGTGGCATCGAGTCTGCGGTGAGCGAAGCTGTGGCACAGGCAATGTCTGAATTGCAGCCGACGACAATCACCGAACAGCAGGTCAATGGTGGTGCCCAATACAGTGCCGATGAGGTCGAACAGGCCAAAGCGGTATTAAAGCAAGAGCTTGGCGTTGTCTTTAAAGAAGACTTAGACGCTGAAGAACGCCAGAACACTTTGCAGAACTATTTAGACACGGCAGCAGCAGAGGCAGTGGAAAAATATGGCGAGGTGTTTGGCAAGAAAGATGCCAACGGTGTGGTAATGTCAGAGGGCACACAACAGCGTGTCAATGACGAGTGGTCGCGAATATCACAACATGGAACTGTTACGACTAAAGATCTGTTTGTGTTGAGCCACCACGATGAGATGGTCAAGCAGGCGTATGAGAAAGGGCGAGCAGAGGGCCAGAAGGTGTTGAATGGCCGTGCCAATCGCCTCAACAGTGCGTCTACTGCCAACACATCAGCACCGGTATCTAGTTCTTTGCAAATACGTGGTGAGAAGGGCACAGAAGATGACAGCTTACAGGCTGTCACGCGTCGTGCTTTCCTTGCTGCGAGAGAAAAGCTTGGCCTGTCTTGATTGAAAGGCAATAAAAATGGCTGGTGAATCTACCCTATCAAAAACATATACCGATCTTGCTACCACGACTTTTGAGAACGTGGCAAACAGTGGCAAGCTCTGGGATATCGTTTTCGA